GTTGATGGAAAGCTGGGTCATTTTTAGTCATGTCCGGGTGATGTATAGATCGTACATTGTTCTCGTAAAAATACGTCACAGTCCCGGTAGCACGATCTACCTTTTTATCTATGTACGCATGTTTAGCTGACTCATCGGCATCATCAGGTTTTAAATATTCCCCCCCATCAGAGTTGGGGTGAATTTCATCCTCATGTCTTTGACCACTCTCTAAAATACTCCCGTCATTACGGGCAACATCCTCCGGTTTTCCGACCATATCTCTGGGGTGAAGGTCATCTCCAACATCTCTCTCAGGTGCTTTTTCCATTTCGTCAGACATTAGTCGTCTTCCTCCATATCCGTTAGAGTCGTAACTCCGGAGGAGGATGGAGCATTTGACTGTAACTGGTTAGATGGTTCAACCCGTTTGCGTTGTGGGCGAGCTGTTGTGAAAGTTGCGGGTTCAACTTTTGAAACACCGAAAGGAGTTAGGTATGCAACAAAGTTTTTATTACCATCGGTGAACCACATCTTATTACCGTCTGCGGTAATTTCTTTCACTAGAGGTGATGTGTAACCTAGATCGTAAAGACCTTCCATCCAAGTTGATGTACTCCCCTTTACTAAACCCCAGTCTCTTTCTTCTCCCTTTCTCGCACGGGCCTCAGCGTACTCATCTAGATCACGTTCATCTAACGGCATTTTATCGTTAGTGTCTGGAGTTTTCCAACCTAAGTTTCTATCCTTAAATTTTCCTTCAGCTTTATCTACATCCATAGATTGTTCAACGGGTTCTTCCCCGCCAGCTTCTTCTCCACCCTCTGCTTCAGGGGGTGGGCCACCTTCTTTCCCAGCTTCTTCAGCAGAAAGTTGTTGCTCCATCAACTGCATCTGCTGTTGCTTCATCTGATCTTCTTGTGCAGTTAGAGCAAGAACCTCGGTCTCACCTCTAATCTGGGCAGACGGTACAGGTTCCCCAGATACAATAAAGTCTACATCATCCATGTTGGAATCTTGCTGTTTCAATACAAGGTCAAACCCTAAGTCGTTCAATTGCTTTGCAATTTGAACTCTCTGGCTAGCAAAATTAATCCTTGTAGCTTCAGCTTTTTCTTCCGGGTGAGGTAGGGATAGAGTCCAATCCGTAATACCGTAAGCTTCTAATATCAACGGGAATACTTTTTCGTGGTATAACCGTTGGTCTGATTCTACCACACGACTCATAACTTGTAGACCCTGCGTTTGAGTTGACAGCCCACCAAACGCTTCCGGAGTTCCCTGCCATGCTGGGGACACACCCCACAATGCGGCAACTCGTTCACGTATTTCTTCTTTCACTGGAAGGTAATCCATCTCTTGCAGAGTATGGAAAAGCCTAACCATGTCTACTCGACCTCTATTCGTCTTAGAAGATACAGCAACCATCGGAATATAGTTCGGGTCTTGCTTTGTTTGGGCGGCGATATTTTCTCTTTCACGACGTAAACTTTCTGGATCATCTGTGGATACCAATAACATAGCAGAAGGCATTTTACGCTCAAAGAAGTACCTGTAAAGGTTTCTATCCATTCCTATGAGAGTTAAAGCCTTTTCAAATATGGTTAGTATAGGCGACCATCCATACGTTTCAGTCGGGGAAAATTTAGATAGATGTATAACTTCAGAGTCAAGTAGGTAATAAATTTTACTGCGATTAGAATACCTATACATAGCTGGTACAGTCTGTACGGAACAATCATTCCCGGTACATACCCCCGGTTTCTGTGCAGTAGCCGAAATCTCGGCTTGTTCTACGTACTCTGCATTTTGCCCCAAACCAGAGTCCCTATGAATGGGACATAAGAAATGTTGCTTCTTGGGCAACCCTTCTTCATTCAGATCGAATTCCACCAAAGCTGGGTTCAAGCGTCGAATCTCTATGATTCTCGACCTAAGCTCCCCGTCTTCAGTAGCGTAATATTCTTTGTTTAGATAAATGAACGCATCATCCACTGTATTTAAATCTAGGTGGAACTGCCTAAGCACTTCCTCCAAACTCTGGTCAAATATATTACAATCCTTCATGACCTTCTTCAGCGTTATCAACTGTTTTTCGTCAGCGTGGTCGTGTACGGGATGAAATTCTAAACCTCTTCGGAAAACCTCACCCGTAATATGTCCTATAGGGCCTCGTATTTCCTCTACTGAAAAAGCAATGGTTTGCAAATCTTGGATAAGTTGTTTACGAAATCCAATTTGGTTCTTAATGTATTGGTTGACAATGTAATCAATACCAAATGTGGGTGATTTACCTGTATCCCCCGCAGATTTACTTAGATTTAGCATACTCTGCATTCCAAGTTTAGCATTAAGTTCATCCATCTTCTCTACCAAAGATGGAGCTTCAGGTAAGTAATCCAGAATTTTCATACGTTAGTCCTCTAACTGTTTGGTTTTAGTTAGACTTGACACTTCTTCCAGTGCCGTCAATTTAAGTATAACTTGTAGCGCAGATTCCTTTAGTAAATAACTTTCAGATACATTATCTGGGAGTCGGTTAGGTTTAGTTGCAGTAATAGCAGAGGAGTATTCTTTAGTTTCTTTCTCTAACTGCTCTATTTTCTGTTCCAAGTCTTCGCTGTATTCACGTAGATTATAGTTTTCGGCGTGAGCCGCCCCGGATAGAATGCCTAACCTAGCAGCTTCCTTTAGCAGTGAATGGTACGCTCCCTCACTTAATATCGTTACAGCGTCATGATCGTCGGGTATATCTGCGTCAGGCTCAAATTCACCCAATGCATCATTCCATGCATCCAGTATCCTCCACGTACCAGTCGTATCATCTCTATGGGCCACATACTGAGAATCACGATCACGTAATAGTCCACCTATAGGCATAACTTTTCTCCTTACCTTACTATACTATTATACTACTCTTCTATGATACATGACATTTCGACCATCCGCAAGCTTTACAAGAGGAGCAACCGCCCTCTTCTACAATAAACGGGGAGCCGCAACAGGTATCTAATTGTGCAGATTCACCTTTAGTCAGAAAAGGTGCATCTATTAAATTCTCTAAATAATCGTAAGTTGTAATATTTAGATCATCTTCTGACTTAGGTGTTTCCGCTTTTACTAGGACTTCTTTCTCCCTACTTCCAGAACGGTAAACTGTGATACCTTTACATTTAGATTGCCATGCAATCATATAAGCAGAGTATACATCTTCTACGGTAGCACTGTTCGGAAAGTTGATCGTCTTAGAAATGCCAGAGTCACACGACTTTTGGAAAGCTGACTGCATAAGTACATGCGATTCTGAAGAAATTTCATCGGATGTAACATACACATCCTTAACCCACTGAGGTACATCAGGTCTATCTTGTATCGACCCCCCCTCATAAATGTGTTCCATCAACTCTTCTGAATAAAACTCATGTTTCTTTGCATCTTTTTCAAAATATTTATTTATATAGTGTAAAGTTTCTCCCTCAAGAATATTTGTTTTGCGCCACGCTAAAGCAAATAAGGGTTCTACCCCACTTGAGGTATCAGCTAGCATAGATATGGTACCTGTAGGCGCAACTGTAATCCTGCAAGCATTTCTAAACTGAGTCTCGGAAGAAGCGTAATCACTCTTACCCCACGCTGGGAACACCCCACGCTCTTCCGCTAATGACTTAGATTCACTATCCGCAACATCTTTTATAAACCCCATAATTTCTCCGCCAACCTCTTGACCAAGTTTAGTATGATAGCCTATACGTAACTGAGTTAGAAGATCAGCGAAACCCATAATACCCAACCCTATTTTGCGGGTACTCTTAGTCATAATTTCTATATCGTGAGTTGCATACTTGTTAGCATCAATTACGTTATCTAAAAACCTTGTAGAGCTTTTTACCACCGCTCCTAGCCGGTTCCAGTTAACCCCTGTTTTCCAATTAGCCGCATCTGGTTTCGTCTCAACAAAGTTAGCTAGGTTAATGGAGCCTAGATTACAAGATTCATTGGGTAGTAAGGGCTGTTCGCCACATGGGTTGGTTGCAATCATGTCCCCGAACTGTTCAGATACATGA